CGGCGACAGGAGATATTTCTAATGGCTATAGCACAAGTAACTGTATTAAACGCACCATTGATTACAACGAAAGAAATAATCGATGTGCTAAGATTGACAATTCCTTCAAAATGGAATGTACCAATCTATGACGACTTCCCTAGCGATAGTGATGTAGTTCGTTATGGCGTTTATGTAAGTGATGTGCATACCGTAGAAAGAAGCGTAAACCAATTGGCGATAACTTATTGTGGATATATCTACAATGCTGTGGATCAGTTTAGTGTGACTTATATAAGTTTTCAAGACGATCCATACAATATTCAGTTAAACGCTATCATTGCAAATCTAGTTACTGATTCAGTAGATGGAAAGCAATTGATGGATGGATATTTTCAAAGAACATTTACGCAGGAACTAATATATGGTCCTACTCAAGCAGAGCGTCATACCTGGACATTTCAAATGACCCGAATGGAATTTAACACTTAAAGCCACAACAAAGGAGAACTAAAATGGCAAGAATTACCGTAAACGAAACTGGTTCACAACCAATAATTCAGATCAGCACTAACGTAGCAAACGTGCAAACAAGCCCACTAGGTGTGATCTGTTTACAAGATATCACTATTACAAATAGCACCGGTGTATATTCATACACTGACTTCTGTAATACTGACATGCAAAAACTACCTACACCGGCAGACAACGAAATCACTACCAACATCGTTATTGATGATGAAGTATGGTTTGGTAACGCTAGTCTTGGTAACACAACAGCAGGTTACTTTGGTCTATCCGATCTAAGTATCAACAAGACTCCATTGAGTTTCAAGATATTTTGGAATGGTAACGCAAACGGTGCTTACTACACAGAAGGTACAGGCTTTATCACAAGTCTTGCACCTACTGTTAACCCAGAAGCACCCGTTTGGGTATCACCCGTCACTATTGCAGTCGACGGTTCAATGACTAACGGTACTGTTTAATCAGTAATGAGAAGGGGACTTAAAATGTCCCTTTCCCTTTAATGAAAGTAACAAATGATTAAAGAACAAATCTGGTTAAAAACCAATGAAGAAAAATTGCGTAGTCTTATTGCAGATGAAGCAAAGACAATGCCAATGTTAGACAACATGATGGCAACGTGCAAACAATTAAAAGCAAAACAAACATTTCGTTTAGCACTTCTTAATCAACTACTAGAAGAACTAGACGATAACAACTAAATACAATACAACAATTTAAAAGGAAAATAAATGAAACTCTCACAACTCTCAGCAAAACCCCAACTAATCGAAATTTCTATTGATGATGAAGAAACCATCAAAGAGTTCGGCGAAGCCATTTCGTTCTACACATGGGATCGTCAACCAATGGAAATATTTTTGAAATTGGCAAACATGACCTCTAACGATACTGGTAACATTATTGGCATAGTACGTACATTAATACTTGATGAAGCCGGTGCGCAAATTCTTAAAGACGATGCGATGCTACCAACTCATGTATTGATGAAGGCAATTACAAAGGTGACTGATATCTTGGGAAAGTAACTAATGACAATATTGACCCTAAGTCTGAAAAGATGATGTCAATATTAATGATTGATTCACTAGGTAAACGTTATGGATTGTTACCCAGTGAAGCATTAAATAGAAGTAACACATTTGATTTGTATATTATGGATGCGGCACTAACCTTTGAAAACTATCAGCACAAGAAGGCTATGAATGGTGGCAAAGATCCTATCCCTGATTACACTTCAGATGAGTTACTAGCATTGATGAGCAAAGTCAAGGGTCAATAATGTCAGTTACACTAACAGTCAATACAATGTCTGCGTCATTAAAGCGTATTCAACGCAAACTAGATAAAGTGCCAAAAGAGGCATACAAAGAGTTTGTTAAGAATACGCCTGTTAAAACCGGTAATGCAAGAAGAAACACTAAACTTAGAGGTAATACTATCGAAGCCAAGTATCAGTATGCACAAGTGTTAGACAAAGGTAGACACATGACACCTCGAGGTCTGCGCGGTAGTGAGCAAGCACCACAAGGTATGAGTAAGCCTACAGAAGAATTCATACAAAAAAGAATAACACAGATAATAAAGGCAAAGTAACATGTCAGATTTAGCATTCCGCGGCACCTTCGAAGACAGAATTAGCCCCGCGCTTAAAAAAATAGAAGGAAATGTCGAAAAACTCAACAATAAATTTGTCGGCTTAAAATCTGCACTTGCCGGATTAGCAATTGGCGCCGCTATCAGAAATGTTATTAATCTTGCAGACGGCATCCAAGACGTAAGCGATGCTACTGGTATGGCTGTACAAAATGTATTGGGATTTCAACAAGCAGTTCAATTGAATGGTGGCACAGCAGAACAAGCAACACAATCAATATATAAGTTAACTCAATCTATAGGTGATGCAGCCGCTGGCGGCAAAAAAACGCAAGAAGCATTTGGTGAAGTTGGCGTAACATTACAAGACTTAGCCACACTAAGCGAACAAGACATTCTTGCTAAAACAATACAAGGTTTGGCTAAGATAGATGACGCCGGTAAACGTGCAGTCTTAACCACAGATTTGTTAGGTAAGAGTTTCCGTGGTGTTAACGTTCAAGGCGTTGCTGGTCAATTAGCCGCAGCAACGGCTAGTAGTTTGCAATATGCTAAAGCAGTACAGCAAACAGCAGAAATGCAAAACAAACTTGACATTGCTGTACAAAAATTACAATTAAGTTTATTAAAAGCAATACAACCATTAGTCGAACTCGTCAATAAAATGGATGACGAAAAAGTTGGCAATATGATTGAAGCAATTGTTAAACTTGGCGCGGCAATTGCTGCCTTGGCTGCTAGTTTATACATTATTGAAAGACTAGGAAAAGGTTTATTATTTTTAGCGGGAGCATTTACTGCAACGTACGCCGCATTTAAAATTGGCTTAGGTGGAATGATTGCAGGCTTTGCGTCATTAGCCGCAACTGCTGGAATTACATTTAAAGTGTTGATGAAATACGCAGCACCAGCATGGATCAACGCAATTAAGAATGGTAGTGGTTTAGTAGCACAAATGGCTTTAACCTTTCAGACGCTAGGCAAACGATTAGCGTACGCCGGCTTTGGATTAGGCACAGTGATCGGTTCACTAATTCGAATGATACCGTTTGTTGCAAAAATTACTGCGGCAATATACCTACTTAATGAAGCGACTACTATATTAACTGGTAAATCGTTAACTGGATGGTTTGATGAAGCCGCGCTTGCCATGGAACGTCTTGTAACAGACAAGTTCCCTAAAGTAGCGGCAGCATTGAACAAACTTAATGAAATGCTTGGTATGGGTCCTCCACCAAGCGTAACAGCCGCGGCACAAGCAGAGCATGAAAATGAAATGCAACGCTTAAAGAATAGAGGAAAAGCCGCAGAAGAGGCTAACAAAAAGGCTAACAAAAAACCAGTACGCGGAGTTGCTGAAGCAGGCACACTAACACAAGACTTGGCTAAACAGGTTGCTCAATATAAGTTAATAAACGATGAACATGTTCGTTACTCCGACAGATTGCGTACATCATTAGGATTCCAAGTGGCTATGGTTGGTCTTACTGAAGATCAAGTAGAGTTAGAAACTAATTTAAGACAAGAAGCAGAGCGTTATAAAGATGTTGCCCAAAGTCTTATGGACAAGCAATCAGAACTTAAAGCGCAATTAATTGGTAACAAAGATGCTGACAAAGCCGCGCTATACAATGCTGAAATTCAAAAGATTGAAGAAACATTAAAACTAGTTAGCAAACAGCATTATATTAACAGCGATAATATTGAAAGACAACTAACTAGACTCCAATCTGCACGAATGGTTGAGCAAGGACGCAAGCAAGACATTGAAAACACAACCAAAGCCATTGAAGCACAGATTAGTCGTCAACAACAACTTGGCGATCTAATGATTAGTGCTAATGACAAGATGAAAGATACGCAGTTTGCAGGAGCACAACAACAGCGTAACCCATTAGAACAACAGTTAGCAAACATTCAAGAGGAAGCCCGTAAGGCTGCATTAGAAGCAGGTCGTGCGTTTAGTGCTGCCTTCGAAGGCATGGATCTTACATCAGCACAATCTGAAGAACTTGCTAATGGCTTACAACAAATCGCTGACAAGTACAAAGCAATTGCTACTGAACAAACTAATCAATTAACTATAAGTCGTACATGGGATCAAGGTTGGAAGACAGCATTTGACAATTACATGGACAATGCTACTAACGCTGCCCAACAAGCAGGTCAAGCATTTAGTAGTATTACACGCAATATGGAAAGTGCAATTGATAACTTTGTTGAAACAGGTAAGTTTAGTTTCAAAGACTTTACACGTAGCATTATACAAGACTTGCTTAAGATTGAGTTAAAAGCACAAGCAACTAAATTGTTAGGTATGATGGGCGGCGGCGGTGGTATCTTTAGCGCAATTGGTAGTCTGTTTGGCTTTGCTAATGGCGGAACACCCCCACTAAACAAGCCAAGTATTGTTGGTGAAAATGGTCCTGAATTGTTTGTACCAAAAAGTGCAGGCACAGTAGTACCAGGCAAAGAAGTTAATATGGGTGGTGGTGCTATCAGTGCACCAGTCACAAACAACTACATTACCAATAACATTTCAGCAATGGACGCTAAGAGCGTTGCACAATTGTTTGCTGAGAATCGCAAGACATTACTTGGTAGTGTAGAAATGGCACGCAAAGAAATGCCATACTCAAATAGATAAGGAAAGATATGTCAGGATTACAAACAATTGTTGATTTCTGTGGATCATTGAAAATTGATAGACGTAAAGTAGTTGGTATACAATTTACACGAAACGAAATACCTAGAGTCAGCGAAACACCAACAAAGAATCCATGGAGATTTACTTTAGAGTTGCCTAATAGTTTTAAGTACTATGAGGCTCGTGCATTAATGGAAGAGATTGATAACTTAGATAGAACAACTCCTCAACTGATTACATTCAGTAATAACCCAGCACTGAATTGGATATATAAATATCAAGGTACAATGTCAATTGCGCAAATTAATGGTATTACAGTTCAGAGTTTTATAGGAGATCAATTAGTTCTTCAAAACTTACCAGTGTTACCATCTACACGTGTTTTGTTTGGTGCTAACGATTTAATTCAAATTGGTAACTATACATATCCATTTACTAGCACTACACAAGTATTGCGTGGGTCAGGAAGTACAGTTACTGTTACAACAAACAGACCCAATATTATATCCGGTGCAGTAGCCGGCGCAGGCATTACAGTTGGTAATGCGTGTGAATTTTACATGTTTTGCCCTAACATGCCTACTTATAAGTTGATACCAGGTGGACAAACAATGTTACAAGGACAAGTTATTAGTAACGCATTGATTGAATGGTCTGATGCATTTCAGTTGTACGAGTGGGTGGCAACCGCCTAAGGAATAAATTATGCAAAATATACCAGAAGTAGTTAACGCACCGTCAGTTATAAACGCAGAGTTTGTTAAACTAACTGTATACAATGAATATGGCAATATTGCCAATGCTAACGTGTATACTTTTAGCAGTTCATACCGTGAAGAAGTTATTGATGGTGTTACATACAATCCATTAGGTGGACTATTACAAGTTGGTGTGCAAAATCGTGACTTGCGTGTAACATCAGCAGACACATCTATTGCATTGTCAGGAATCGATGGCAATAACATTTATATTGTTCTTGCAACTAAAGTTAAAGGTAGTGAGATAGAAATCATTAGAGGATTCTATAATAGCAACTTAATTCTTGCTAACGCATATTTAAGATTTACAGGTATTGTTACCAGTTATAACATCAGTGAAGATCGTCAAGGTCAAGATGACAATTTCACAGTTACACTAAACGCAAGTTCATACAGAACAGTTTTAGAAAACAGAATTGCAGGTAGAAATACCAATAAACAAAGTTGGCAAGTTTTTAACTCAACTGATAGTTCAATGAATAATGTTTACAGTATCGCTGGTCAGAACTTTGACTTTGGTAAACCACCAACTGCTAAAACAAGTAACCCAAGTGCGGCAGACATGGAAAGTCAGACAACAGCACAATCGTATACGGATTACGGCGCATGATAAGATCAGCAAATAAATTTGATGTTCCGCAAATAATTGAAATGTTATGGAACTATCATGACAGCGGCTCAATTAAAGGCTTAGATGTAGCAAACGATAAGTCTGCGCTTAACATTGTGTCTATGATTGTTGCAGGTGCCGGCATTGCTTTAGTCAGTGAAAAAAATAATAAGTTAACAGGTATGTTGTTAGCAATATGTGTACCGTATCTATGGGACAATACTAAACTTGTAATGAATGAAGTTGCATATTGGGTTGAACCAGAGCATCGCGGTGGCACAGCAGGCTACAGACTGTTAAAACAATATACAGAATTGTGTGACGACATGAAAGATCAAGGTCGCATACAATTCTACACAATAAGTCAAATGGAAGGTCAAAGTTTGAATTACGAAAGATTTGGGTTTAGACCAATAGAACATACATGGAGTATATAATATGCCAGTTTTTACAGCCATAGCGGCAGGCGCAACAGCATTAGCAGGAGCAATAGGCTTCAGTGCAGCCGCAGCCGGAATTGCAGGGTCAGTTGCTGCCTTTGCCGCACGAACATTATTGACAGTTGGTCTTACTAAACTAATGGTTAACAAAGCAGGTCAGAGCGGAGCCGGCACAAGTAATGCTGGTAGTCGAGTTCAATTACCACCTGCGACAGACAATAAACTTTCAGTTATATATGGTAATGCATTTATCGGTGGTTCTATCACAGATGCAAAGATAAGCACAGATCAAAAGACAATGTGGTATGTTGTATCACTTGCTGATGTTACAGATTCAACTCCAGGTTCTGCTTACACATTTGGTAACATTTACTATGACAATAAACTTGTAACATTTGGTACAGGTGGCGATGCTGCCAAGGTAGTTAGTCTAACAACAAATACAATTGGTACTCCTGAAGTAGATACAAAAATAGATGGTAATCTATTCATCTATCTTTTTACAAATGGTTCTAGTAGTGGTGTTAACACAGGTGGACAAACTGCTATAAACATTATGAGTGATGCGGCTATTCCAAGCGATCAAAGATGGGATCAAGGCATCTATACTGCAAGTGGTCAAAGCGCAACAATGACTAACACTGCGTTTGCTATTGTAAAAGTAATCTACAATCAAGATGCAGGTACAACTAACTTAGGTTCATTAACTGTTCAATTACAAAACAGTCTATATCAGCCAGGCGCAGTTATTAAAGATTATTTGAGTAATGCACGATATGGTTGTGCTGTACCAGCGAGCAAAATCAATTCTGCAAGTTTGGCAGCACTTGATGCTTATTCAGCACAAACAATTACATATGTTCCAGTAGGCGGAGGCACTGCTACTCAAGCCCGTTATCGTATTGATGGACCACTCAACACAGGTCAAAACTGTTTAAACAATTTACAACAATTAGTTGATAGTTGTGATAGTTGGTTACAATACAGTGAGATGAGCGGAGAATGGAAAGTTGTTATTAATCAAAGTTACACAGACTATACTACATTGGGTCAATTGTATGAAGTTGACAGTAGCAATCTGATTGGTGGAGTTGAAGTTAATCCATTAGACTTGAATGGTACATTCAATATTGTTGAAGTTCAATACCCTAACTATAACATTAAAGATCAAACAGACTTCCAAACAATTTCATTGTTTACTTCATACCCAAGTCTATTAAGTCCAAATGAACCTGTCAATAAACTCAATGTGCAGTTTCCACAAGTTAACAACGCAGTTCAAGCAAAGTATCTTGCATTGCGTAGATTGTTCCAAGCACGAGAAGACTTAGTTGTAAGTTTTGCAACAGACTATTCAGGTATTCAAGTAGAAGCAGGTGATGTTATAAAGATTACCTTAGAGCAATATGGCTGGACAGATAAGTTATTCCGTGTGACATTTGTTGGTGAACAGAAGTATCCAGATGGATCATTAGGTGCAACAATGACTGCGTTTGAATACAACGACACTGTGTATGATGACAACTTAGTTCAAGACTTTATACCTGCAAGTAATACAGGTTTAAGCGATCCTAACATCATAGGTACACCGGCTGCACCAACTGTTACTAACAGTCCATTAAACGATGGTACAAACTCAAGCCAATTTATTACTGGCATTGTACCAACACCCGGTGCAGTGTTATATATGGATTTTAATTATGGTACAACATCAGATGTAAAAACACATATTCGTTACACTACAACTACATTAGGCGGTGGGCAATTATATACCGCAGGAACTTCTATTCAAGTAGAAATGAGTGATTTACCTGAGGGCACATATTATTGGTCTGTTACTGCAAGAAACAATAGCGCAGGCGTTAGTTCTCCTGCAACATTAGGACCCATATGGTATGGTGCAAGTGTAAAGCCTTCTGATAATCCTACAAAAACGAATGTTTCTAGTGTTGGAACAACATTGACATTACCAACAGGTACTGATGGAATCGTTCCTGGACAAATACTAACAAGAACAGGTGGTACTGGAACTATTGGTGCTGGTACTAGCGTTGTAAGCGTAGTCGATGGTACAACTATTACTGTAAGTTCTGCACCCTCTCCTGCATTATCAGGTTCTACTGTTGTTTTTAAAGTTACAAAAACAGGCTGCGCTAGTTCCGGTACACAAATAACTGTACCTAACACCTCAGGAATAAGTGTAGGACAATCACCTACTGTATCTGGTGGTACTGGTTCATTTGTATTAGGTACAGTTATAGTTAGTATTGATAGTCCAATTTTTATAACAGTAAGTATAGCACCAACTGTGCCTTTATCAGGTGCAACAGTTGATTTTACTGGTGGTGGATTAGATGGTGGATCTTATTTGCAAAGTGGTAGTATTACTATTAACCAAATGGGAGCAGGTGCCGCAGGTTTCTGTAATAGAGAATCATATGATCCTCGTACTGTGAGTGGAGGTAGTGGCATTGCATTGGCTACAGCAACTAGCACAATAAATGAACCAGCAGTATATCCTGGATATGCTGTACCTAGCAATTATGTTAATACATGGTATTCTGGTACATGGTCCTATTCATGGACAACTGCTCCTACTGGTTTAGGTTATTATGAACCTGCGGTCCCAGGCAATAGTGCTCAAGCAGTAAGCGGAACACGAGCGGATTTTGAAGCATTGGGATGGTTACTTGCAATCAAAGTAGATTTCAATGGTGATTTACTTACACCAAGCGAATGGGCAGTGTTAACAGGTTATTTGAAAGTGCAAACTGACGTTGCTGGATCATCATTTCAAATTTGCAGATACGCAGAATTTTCACCCAATGCATATACTTTTCAACTTCGTACATTAGAACAGCATGTTATAGGTTATGATGGTACTTATGTACAAAATGTACCATTAGCAGATGGATCTACTGGTAGTAGTGCATCAATATATTCATATGGCTATTTCATTAGAAATTTAACATTTGGATCAGGTTTAACAGTAGTGGCAGCATCACTATCAGTCAAGCAATCTAAGTGATTGCATAAATATAATATAAGGAACACAAAAATGAGTTTATTACTAAACGGTTCAAAAACAATTTCAATCGCCGGCACTGAGATGCAATGTATTGAAATATACACAGGTGAAAGTTATACGTTACCTTTTACCTTCACATATGCAAATAGTACACCAATCAACTGTACAGGTTGGACACTGGCAACAAGCGCAAAGTTTTACACAGCAAGCACCATCGTATATGATAGTACAAGCACTATCGATATAGGAAACTTAACATTGCTAGCACCGCAGCCAAGTACTGGTGCAGGCACATATAGTGCTAACTTAACAGCAGTGTTCACTACAGCCGCAACTGGTATAGGTTATCTTTACGTGCCAGCAAACTTAACAGGTGGTACAGGATCTCCTAATCCTACACCAACAATAGCATTGGCAAATGATTCTGCAAACTCTACACTTGTTGTACTAACGTTAGCAGTTACTCGTACTGATGGACTAAGTGGATTAGTTGACGTAAGCAAAGAACCAATTGGTGTAATCGTAAGGTATCAATAATGTCTGAAATACTATCCAACATTGTAGTTCAACAGATTAATGCTACATTTACAGCAGAATCGACAGAACTTAGTATTACACCCGAAGCAATTAATTTAAATTATTTCGGCGGAGGATTAGGCATTCCTGGTGGAAATGCCGGAGAGATTCAATTTAATGCTGGAGGCTTCTTAGGTGGTAATGCTAACATGACTTATGATAGCAATACAGGTATAACTGTTATCAATTCGTTAACGGCTAATAGTATATCAGGTAATTATATATCATCTCCTAATTTAACTATTGATCTATTAACTGTAACTACAAATGCCAATTTAGGCGCAGTGGGTAATATCACAATATTGGGTGGTAGCAATGGTCAATTTTTAGCAACTGATGGTGCTGGTAATTTAAGTTTTACATCATTATTTCCTAACTCAATTACTAACGGTACAAGTAATGTGGATATTCCTTCTGTTAATAGTAATGTAACAATTGGTGTTGCGGGAAATCCAAATATACTTGTTGCAACTTCTACTGGTATCATTACTCCATCAATATCTACGGCAAATATTACAGCAAATAGTAATGTGACATTGGGTACTGTAGGTAATGTTCATATTGCAGGTGGTACTAATGGCTATTTCTTACAAACTGATGGTGCAGGTAACTTAAGTTGGGCAGTAGGCGCTAATGCAACAGGTAATGGAACACCAGGTGGATCTAATACACAGATTCAATATAATGATGGTGGTATTACATTCGGTGGTAGTGCTGGATTTACCTTTGATAAAGTATCTAATGTATTCAGTGTACCGGGTGATATCTATGCACCCACTGGTGACTTAAACATTGTAGATATATTGGTCAATGGTATATCTAACTTAGGCCCAGTAAGTAACGTTACAATAACAGGTGGTAATTCTGGTGAATATCTTACAACTGACGGTAATGGTACATTATCATTTAGTACAGTAACATCAGGCAAATGGTCTAATGTTGCTAACATTGTTGTAAATGATTTGTTATTTGGATACGTCACTGGCGCATTCAATACTATCGTTGGTCCCGGTAATACTTTGACAACAAGTACAACTTTTGATTTTGCTAATGGTTGGTATGTATACAACCCAAACGTATCAGGTGATTTAACTTCTGTGAAAACAGTAGGTAATACTATAACAGGTAAAACGTTATCTGGTGGTAACGTAGTTGTTACTTCTAATGATGGTTTAACATGGACGAGTTATGCAACTACTATTAATCCTAAAACAGCACCTGTTAAGAGTGGTAGTAACTACATCATCTTTGCAACTGGCACAAACGTAGCCGCAAGATCAACTAACTTAAGTTCATGGTCTAACGTAGCATTACCAAATAGTGGTTCGTGGAATGACATTGCTGTTGGTACTAACTCTGTTGTTATTTGTACTAGCCAAAGTGGTTATTCAAACGTTGCAAGATCAACTAATGATGGTGTATCATATAGTGCAGTAAGCGTAGGTGCACAAAACAACTGGACATCCGTAGAGTACGGTAATAGTACTTACATTATGGTAGGTCAAACTGGAACTGGTTCAGCAAGACGTTCAACAGACGAAGGAGCAACATGGGCTAATATTACATTACCATCTACTTTTTCTAACGCATGGCGTGATGTAGCATATGGTGATGGTAAGTGGATTGCTGTCGCAGCCTACACTGGTGGAAGTAACGCCCAATCTGCGGTTTCAACAAACAACGGCAACACATGGACTGCGGTCAATCTTGGTCAGTTTGAATACAACGAAATTGTATATACTGGAAATTACTTTGTTACTACTGCATTGGCATCTGGACGTATAGCATATAGTACTGATGGAACGTCATGGACAACTAATTCTAATATTGGTACACCAGGTGGGCATATTGCATACAACCCAGGAATAGACCAAGTTATTATTACTAGCGTAACTGGTAATGCTAACATTGCATTAAATCAACCTGTTACTATCAATGTTACAAGCAACGATGGTAACACAAGTAATGCACAACAAGTTCCAACTGGTTCTTATAGAAACTTAGGTGGTGCTTTAGGTGATGCTGGCGCTATGTGGATTAGGACAGCATAAATACTTATAGTCAGTAAACTCACCCCACACTTGCGAGACAGCACAGTGGGGTTTGATGCGAGACATGCAGAGGAGCATAATATGGCGAAATTTTCGCAAAACACATTAAACCAAGTCGCGGGCTTTGACGGACAAATCTTAGCACAAGAACTTATATACGATCAGAAAGATTTCTGGAATTTTGCCTGGGGTAACATTATCAGCACCTCTGGATGGCAAACAGGTCTCACACCTGTTGATTTGACTGGTGCAACAATCAGTGCTCAAATCATTCGTAGAGCAATCACAGACTTTCACGACAGTCGCACTGGTCTAGACTTTCAAATTAGAAACTTCCCATTAGTTCCATTAGTCGCAACAATCACTGCAACTGAAGCAACTGATGATACACTAACATGTGCTAGTACAGCATTATTGTTTGTAGGCAAACCCATTCAGTTCACTGGTGCAGTGTTTGGTGGCGTTGCAATCAATACAACATACTATGTAAAGACCATCATCACATCAACTACATTTACAATCTCAGCAACATCAGGTGGAGGTACATTTGCACTTTCTACAGCAACTGGTACAATGGCAGCGAACACTATCAAACCAACAACAATAACTTTGCCAATTACCAATGTAGATGATGCTGCCGGTACGTTTACTATGACTATCGATGATGATACATGGGACTTGATTGCAGGTGACCCAGACTTAGATATCGATGCAACAGAACCAGCGTGTTTTACTGGTAGAGTAAAAATTAGTTTCCCATCAGTTGGCACACAACCCGCATACGATGAAAGTGTGTTTTTGTTGTTCTTAGTTAACAGCGATGGAGTTATTAACAATGGCTAATCAAATCACAGTCTCAGATAGCGGCACAGTACAAGTCGCTATTCAACAATTAGGCGATGTTCAAGTACAAATCAGTAGAACTGCTGGTGCATTAGGAACATCAGGCTTTTCAGGTTATAGTGGTCCACCTGGCCCTGGTGGCAGTGGATTAAGCGGTACTAGTGGCTATAGCGGCACATCAGGCCTATCAGGTGTTAGTGGCGCAGCATTCGTTGGATCAAGTGGATTTAGTGGATTTAGCGGACAACCTGGCGCGGCTTCTGCTAGTGGCTATAGCGGCGTAAGTGGTAGTAGCGGTATCAGCGGCTTTAGTGGGGCAGCATTTGTTGGATCAAGTGGATTTAGTGGTACTAGTGGCTTTAGTGGCACAAATGGATCAGCAGGCGCAAGTGGCGTCAGTGGCTTTAGTGGCACAAATGGATCGGCAGGCGCAAGTGGCGTCAGTGGTTACTCAGGACAAGATGGTATTCAAGGCGCTAGTGGTCTTTCAGGTTATTCAGGTGCAACAGGCTTGCAAGGTGTTTCAGGATTCAGTGGTGTAAGTGGAGCAGCCGGAGCAGGTGGCGCACAAGGTCATTATGGTGCATTCTTTGACATTACCGATCAAACAGGTGCGTTA